GCGGTGCCGGTGATCCCGGTGCGCATGACGGAGACCTGGGCGCGCGCGCCCCCCCCCCCGGGGGGGGGGGGGGGGGGGGGGGGGTTCGTCTTTTTTCGACTAAGCCCCGCTGCCTATGTGGGGCTGCACAATCGTTATGAAGCGTTGCTCGCCGGTGAGCATTGCTGTGCTTTATCAGCAAAAAAGATAGACCCGAAGCAACAGGAACAGCTTCGCGCTGCGTTCAAGTCGATGATGAAAGGCCTTTTTAGACAGAAGGGAGCATCGCTTGATATCAATATCATCACCTCCAAGGAGGCGCAGGCCTTTATCGAAACACATGCCGATGTGTTGAATTCAGCGTTCAAGCAGACGAAAATGAGTAGTACCATGCGTCATAGCCTTGAGCATTCCACCTATATCTTCTCCGGACTCAAGACTTTCCACGAACTCAATGAGACCTTTCCTTCCTTGGTCGATGAGCAGGGTAATAAAAAGCCGTTTGAACGCTTTTTGAATGACGTTCAAAAGGTGGATAAAACCTATAATGAACATTACCTGCGTGCAGAATACAACTTTACCCACGCCGCAGCTGATATGGCGGCCAAATGGGAGGAGTTTGCCGAGGACGGTGACCGTTACAACCTGCAGTATCGAACTGTCGGCGATGATCATGTGCGCCCCGAGCACGCTGCCCTCAACGGCACGACGCTACCTTTCAGCGATGCATTCTGGGACAGCTACTATCCGCCCAATGGCTGGAACTGCCGCTGCACGGTGGTGCAGGTGCGCAAGACGAAATATCCCGAAACCCCGCGCGGGGAAGCCTACAGGCGTGGGGCCGAAGCCCTTGCTAACGACACGCGCGGCATGTTCCGCTTCAATCCCGGCAAGCAGGGCAAGGCCATGCCTGACTACAATCCCTACAGCATACGCCGTTGCAACGACTGCGACCTTGCCAAGGGAAAGACGAACCTTGCCTTTGTGCCCGAGAATGAACTTTGTGCTGCGTGCAGATTAATCAGATTGTCTCAGCAGTCAGGAAAGACTCAAAAACTTACACCGCAGGAATTCAGGGAAGCATCCAATAAAGCCATTCAGTGGGCAGAGAACAATCTTACTCCGACTGTCATCAACAACCAGCCGGCAAAGCGAAGCCTTGTGCAGACAGCAGACGGTCATGTTATTGGGGTAGGCAAGAAGTTCTTCTCAGAAACAGCGGCTAAGGCAATACATGATCCTGATGTAGTCCATGTCCTGAAAACTGCTACCGAATTCAACGAATGGCTGCCACAGGCAACACTGGTCAGAACAGAGCAAGGGCGGCATCATAACTGTAGGTTCAGTGTCTACCATGTGGTATACCAAGGACAGACAATAGAATTCAAGTGCAAAATGACAGATGGGGAACTGCTCTATATGATGAAGTTCATATAAACAAAAAAGAAGCAAATGGTCATTCCGGCGACCTGCACATCTTGCGATGCCGACGTGTGAAATGCCTCCTACATTGCTTCTTTACTGCAAATATAATCATTATTTCAATACAAACAATAAAACGGACGATATTTTTTCATATTCCAATAAAAAAGCCTACCGGCATGGAGACCGACAGGCTTTTTCCTGAATGATACGCTGCTTATAATACACCTTTTACGCCATACACCTCAATACTCTCAAGAATATCCTCGTGATTGTGGTTGGTGATGGTCTCTGTAAGACGCAGTCCGTGAAAGCTGTCACCCTCCACGCTGTCCATGGCCGCGCGGATTTGGGCAATCAAGGCCCAAGCGGCCTCCTGTCCGCCCTCCACCCAGTCCGTTACGACGTGTAGCCGCACGCTGCCTTCACCACGATAGCCACCACCTGTGTAGGGTGCCCAGGCAATCGGGCCAAACTCCACGAACACCGCAGGACGTTCCCAGCCCTCTTCTTGTTCGATGAACTCCACGTTGTGGTTCCACAGGTCGATGTGCTTAATCTCAGGCACTTTTCCAACAGCAGCCTTGATAGCTGCATACAGTTCCTTTCTCATTGTTTTATCCTTGTTTTTATTGTTGTTAGTATACGTTCAATCTCCTCACAGGCACTCGACAGTAATAATTTGCCGTCTTCGACAGGGCAGCCGTCATCAGAGAACATGAGCATCTCTATCCTGCAATCGTAAAGTCGGCTGCGAAGTACATCAAGTTCCTCGGTTACAATACGACTCACTTTACTTCTTCTGATAAATGGAAATTTCATATTTTCACTTTTTTAGTTTAAATTCGTTGTTAAAATACTCCTCTAAGTTTTGCTCGATGATTTCCGTCACAGCCTTTTCCACTTCGGGCGAGGTACCAAGGAACTGCCGCCGGGGAATGTGTATCACGCTGCCTACGCGCATCAAGGCCATGTACTTCCAAAAGGTGGCCTCACTGCTGAGCTGCTGTGTGCGGTGATCGTTACGCTTTTCGCCGTTCTTCTTGCGTCCGAAACCACCTACGCACTCGTAATAGCGATGCCAAAAATAGCCTCTCATGCGCTGCGTCACCTTGATTTCGCCACCCTCGTTATGAATGTCAGCTGCAGGGTGTGCAGAATAGAACGTCACGCCACCACTGGTCATTTTACTCTGAACACTGCGCCGCAAGCTACCTGTGTCTACCAACGTTGCTCGCCCAGGGCGTAAGGGACTACGGCGCCTTGCCCACCTTTCAGAAAAGAAGCCCTGACGTTCGAAGTTCCTGTCGAACTCGTCCTTCAGTTCAATCTGTACATCCCGCAGTATCCGAGCGAACGCATGTACCAAATCATTCTTGCTCATCGTCGAAATCAAACAGCAAAAGCGGACGGGGAGAAGCAGGGCAGTCCTTTTTTACGCTTACATCATATTTCAGCATATAATAAAAGGTTCGCTCACTGATACCGTACTCGGGATAGATATATCTGCGCCAGATCTCCCTGTTCGAGAGACCCGACCTTGCCCATTGCTGATAAACTGCATTCACGTCCGCAACGCGTTTCAGATAGCTCACCCCACGACGGCGCTCATTGTCCACTTTCATTGTTTATAAAGATTGTTTTTTGTTATTAATTCATTTAACCGCAAAAGCATGGCAGCCCATTTGCTGCCATGCCGTCATGTCTTACCATCATATCTCCGGGACTTACATCCTGCAGAAACTCGGCTCTATCCGACGCCACACATTCGTCTCCGGATTGCGCTTTGAGAAGTAGTAGTTGACCGCGTTCTTCTGTACCACGTTTGCTTCTTTGAAAAGCCCCATGATTTCACTGTACTCGCTGTCGAACTTATCCTCTAATTCATAGAGTTTCGAAATGCTTTTGTAATCAAGATCACCAGACTTGTTGCGCTCAAGAAGTGTCATAGCCATCTGGTACATCGGGTCGTCGGCCCCTTTTTCGCTCTTCTTCATATAACGCTTGAGATAGTCGATAAGACGCTCTGCTGCAAGATCGGCACGCTCGTCAAAGCCTTTCACCTTGTTACTTGCTATCTCCAGACGGAAGTCGCCGTCAGTGATGGTGTAGCTACGCTGGTCGCTCTTGCGCAGTTGGCCATAATCGCGCATCACACCCACAAAGCCTTCAACCTCCCCCTGCAGCCAGTCATGAAAACTTTGCACGTCGGCAGCTACTGTCTGCAGGCGTTCCTCCACGCCATGCAGCAGTTCTGCACGCAGACTCTCGTAGGTTTCGCGACGCTGGATGCGACTTTGTTTCTCTTCGTTTTGTAACTCGGCGAGCAACTGTGCCCGTTCCTCCTTACTTAAATTCTTAATGTTTACAGTTGTTTCCATATTCTTTTGTAATTAAAAATTAATTTTCTATTGAATTGTTTACGGATAGCATAACAACGGTTCCCCTCGCCTCGGAGGAGCCGGGGGAGGCTTCCTTTTTCCGCTTTATCGCCCGCAGCTTCACGGCAAGGGCCTCGAGTTCATCTATACTGATGTGGCGGAAGGCTTTGCCGGCGATGCGTGCATCTTCGCAGAAAGCATTCACGCGGTTCCAGTCTGTAGTGTCAATACCAAGCTGTTGCATCAGTTTCAGACACACGCTGCGCTTGCGTCGCAGTTCTCTGCGAATGTCTGACATACGCTCGTCATAGCCTGCTACCTGCTCCATATCGCGACACATCTTATTATATTCCTGCTGTGTAGTCTCGCGCAGGTGTGTTGTTCTGCCGTTCGTATATTGCTCCACAAGCGTTTCCTTATCAGCGCCGGGCAATTTCTTGAGCAGGGTGTAAAAGCGTGCATAGTTAAAGCCTTTTTCCATCGTTCTTGTTTTAAGAATTATACTCGTTTATATTCACTGTCCAATACAAATACGGGCTCACCTACACCCATGACCCATACGCCGCCTTCGGTCCTCCCGCCTTCAGGAGCAGTTAGTACTTCATGTATGCTACCCGGAGTCAGATTTTCGAAAAACTTACCGAAGGCTTTGCATTCCGTGATTTGAATTTTTTCTTTCTTTTCCATTTTCCTTATCCTTTTGAAGTTTGATTATGATTCTCCCTGTCTTCTGTTTAAGAGGAGGTTATTTTTGAATGTAGTACACTTGCAAAGGTTTTTCATTGCGCTTGATGAGTAGCCGTGTCTCTCCGTCTTCGGTCAGCAGGTCGGCCGCAACGTCGCTTCTCACGTTGATATCCTTACGCACATAGATGCTGTGAATAAAAGCATCTACGAAGTCCTGAAGTGCCAACCAGTCTTCGGGCGTGTCTTCTATACCACGCATGGCGTAGTGCTGACTGACTTCAAACTGCAACCGCAACAGCCACTCGGGTTTGTCGTGCGGTGTCATCGAATAATACTTTAATTTTCCCATATCGTCTTTATCTTTTCGTCAGGTTATTTGTTTTCTATTGTTTGAACTCAGGAAGGACTCCGAGATATAAATATCTGTTATCATCTGTTCTATAACATGTGCAATAAAATAGTATGTTGTCTTCCGACTTAATCGCGTCACCGCCTTGGACAAAGTCACGAGAGCAATAATAAGGAGGAATAATTTCTCCAATATAGTCACACAAATCCTCACTTATCCAATCGCCGGGGCTTAGAAACTCCTCTAAGTCTTTTCCTGATTTTTTCCACTGCTTCAATGTTTTAGTTGTCTGCATCTTATTTTAATTTATCATTCTCCTGCTTTCCACTCAATCGTCACCACAGCATCAAGTTTACCACTTCCTTTGCAAATACAGCATTCTTGCTTGTAGCGTTCTCGATAGCAGTTTTCCTGCCAGTGATAGCCGTTGCCTTGGCAATAGGTGCACACGTGGCCACGGCTCAAAAAATGCTCTTCCATGCGCCCTCCTGGAGTCATGTATCCGGGGGCAATTTCAATCATCCGTCTTTCCTTGCTCATTTTCATATTCCTCCATTTCTTCAATTTCGTATTCCCAATTACAGGCATCATTTTCATTGATGTTGTCCCCAAGCCACTCGAACGCAGTGCCCACCTGCTCGTCCCGGTCCACAAGATTACAGTGTACGCATCCTCTATCTGCCATGGCATTTAGAGCATCAAAGACCTTCTCGTTGACTTCTACATCACTTAAACTTACTGTGTAGGTTACAGTTACCGTCAAATCTTTTATTCTTTTCATCATATACTTTTTATATTTCTAATTGAACACTAAAATGAAATTCTCTGCACAATCGTCGTATCTGTATAATTGTGAAAGGCGCACCGTCGTGTGCAAAGTATATCGTGCGCTCTCGTGTCTGTACCCTCACGCCTTTCTTCCTCAATCTGTACAGCAGATTGTCTCTGGTATTTGCCATGATTGCCTCCGTTTTATATGTTACTTTCACCCCAGTACGCCTTGGCCCGCTCCTCCCAAATGGTATAATAGCCCTTGCTCCCGAAATACCGCCCTTTGCTGATTGCCCGATAACCCTCCACCCATATCTTCAGGGCTGCATCATACATCACACTCACCGCTGTACGACCTGAAGGTTTGTTTCCTTCTGCCTGACTGATGAAGATGAGCAGCTTATCCCGGTGTCGGTTCTTAAACTTCTGATAATCCTTAAAGCTCATCTGTGTGTACTGAAAGCTGTCTATCACAATGATATCCGGGCTTTTGTGCTTCTTAAGACGGCCGTCAAGGTCTTTCATGCTTTCACTGATGAGGATAAACCGCCGTGCAACGTCCTGCATACCTGCCTCTATAAGTGCATTCTTCATTGTCAGAGAAAAACCTTCTTCCAAGGAATTGTAGGCTATCTTCCCGTACTTTGCCAACTCTTTGCAGAGCTTCATCGTGAAGCTGGTCTTACCGCTTCCGCTTCGCCCCCAAATGAACCATACGCCTCCTCGCTCCGGTGCTCCGAAGGCGTCTGCCCATTCTCCTTCAAAAGGGTAGGTTTCTTTCTTCATACGCAGCATATCGGTTACTGACATTGCCCTGTTCATTATTCTGCTGTTTTATCGCTGTTCAAACGATGATTTTTCGCTGTTTGAGCAGCCATCAATTTAACTCTATGAATATTCTTCTTCACGCGCCGCAGGTCGAATTCATATTCTTCTGCATCTTTAACAACCTCCGAGATGCGTCCTTTGTCTGTCACACCGTTGGCCATGCAGATTGCATACACATCATGAGGGGCGGTCTGTTCCAATTCGTAGAACTTGCGGCCGATACGGCTGTGTATCTCGTTATATCCGCATTTGTTGTAGCGCAGCCCCATGGTCATACGACGCTTGATGTAGCTTGTTGAGAAGAAGACGATGCCGCATTTGTCCTCCAAGCGATTGTAAAGGTCAATGAAATAATGGAATACTCGCTCAGGCAGTTTGTCGGCTTCGTCAAAAAGAAGCAGCGGTGCCTCCATCTGAATAAGGTCGTCAATGATCCTGTCGAGCAGTTCTCTGATGCTGTAGCCTTCTGTACGCTGACCGATGCGGCGTGCAATCTCCCGTACAAAGTCACTCTTCTTCATGTCTTCAGAACACAAGATGTAGAACACCTCGTTGTGCTCTGAAGCATAGAGGCGCGCCGTAGTAGTCTTGCCACAGCCTGCCTCTCCGACAATCCATGTGACATTCTTCACAGCCTGGGTATCTTTCATGACGAGTGTCATTTCCTGAAAGGCCTTTGTCTCGACCACCTGCCAGTCATTACCGGACGTTGTCCCCAACTGTGAGGCGAGGTTGCGCCACATATCGTCCGAAATATTCTCCCACTTGCCTTGCAACAGCGTGCTCAATGTTGCGCTGCTGATACCCGTGAGACTCTGCGCAGCCTTATTCTGGCTTGGGTACTTGCTGACATACTGCTTCAAGCACTCCTGGATCTGACTCTTTTCGTTGTTTGTCAACTTACTCATATCTTTTCTATTTTAGTTGTTATTTTTTTATTTTGTGCAGTGAAACACCGTCCGCAGCCTATGATTTGCCAGCCACATAAGCCATATCAACCACTGCTGTCTCAACCTTTGACCAGTCTTCAAGGCTCACCTGCTTCGTCTTTCGTCCTATTTTATACTCTTCAGGCGCCTTGCTATAAATACCTGTGCGGCGTTCTATCTGCCGGCGTTCAGCTGCTGTCATTCCCTTTGGCTTTGGACTACGCAGGCCGTGCTGCTCCGGCATTACACCGTGAGCCTTTTCTATCTCACGTCCTGCAACGGTGCGCTCAATACGGTCAGTAGTATTCGCAGCCTGCTCCTGACGGATAAAGACTGCTTCGCCTTCCGTCTGCTCTTGTATCGCACGATGTATCACAACGTAAGGTTCTGCTACTCGTTCAAACCTCAGACTGCCGTCAGCTTCTTTCTTATAGAGTCGGACGCTTCCGAAGTCGTAAGGATCATACTTGACAACGAACCGCTCGTAAGTGTGCTGTCTTCGCCACTCATGATCAGGAACACCAGGTTCACTCATCACCTCGTATTGTCGCTTCTCCTTCTTAATCGTTACGCTGATGCCTTGGTCGGTGAACGTGCTCATACGCTTAGCCGTAACCCAGAACATATCCACCATATCGTGTGCCGTAACCTGCTGTGTTTCCTCATTCACGCTGTTGTCGTAGGCTTCCTGCCGGCTCTTGCCGTATGCAGGATGCTGCATTTCGTTCCACTCCTTAGTAGCCTTTGCGTAAGCATCCTTCAGTTCCTCTAATGTATAGAGTGAGTCCTTGTTTTCCTCAATAAACTCAAGGTTCGGACGGCTCGACATCTTCTTTGCGGTGATATTCTGACCCGTGAAGCGCCAATCCTTGTGCAGCACCTGCTGTTGGAAGCGGCCGAACACCGCCTCAATGGTCTTCGACTCGCCGTTGTAGGGTTGCGTGGTCCTATGCACGTGGCAAAGCTTCTTAAACAGTCCGTCAGCGTCAAGTTTTTTGTGTCCGCCCTGGTTGTCGTGCACAATTTCGTAAGGCTTGTGCCTGCTGGTCTGAATAGCCATACGGTAAGCGAGATATTGCGCTTCGTAGTCCTCGCTGTCGCTGATGTGCCAGCCAAGCATCACCTCGCTCATCGCATCAATGACCACATAGACCTGCGTGGTCCGCACCTTGCCTTCATCGTCCTGGTAGTATAGGTTGAGTTTCGTACCGTCACCATACCACAGTGCATCGCGCTTCGTTGGTAATGCTGTACGGTGTTTACGTCCGAACTTCTGTCGTGCGGCCTGCTCACCATATACAGCATCATACCATAGTGGCATAATCGCAGCACTGTTCAGCCATCGCTTCAGACCGCTAAGGCTCTTCAACGGCTTCCAGCCGTTCTCCACAGCCCTACGGTTTCCTTCCTCAAAGATTTGCGCATCCGTATATACAGGAACCCGACTGCGTTTCAAGGCGATGAGCAGCCGCCCGAACTCGGGTGTTATCTTAATAGTGTTCAGATTACCCACCTTGCCACTGATCAAGCTGCGATAGCCGTCGGCCTTGAAAGCCTTGATTTTCGCCTTCAGACGTACTATGTGCTTTGGCAGTGTGTGGTGATATTCCTCGCGCAAAGCCTCCGAACTCTGACAGATAACTTCCCATGCACCCGCCATGCTGCCGTTCAGACTCTGACGGAGGGCCTGACGCTGTGCCATCATCTTCTGCAATTCGCCAAGTACACTCGCGTTGATAGTATATTCCTCTATCAGTTCGCCAGTCAGATGCTCCGCCCGGCCATTCTTCTCATAGGTGAACGCTTCGTACCATCCGCGAGCCTCGCTATCTAATTTGATGCGGTCACGCATCATGGCTTCCTTCATGCGCTGTTCAGGGTCGCCGTAACGTTCCATATACCGCTTTCTGTATTTCTGAGGAATGGAATTCCATGCGTATAGTGCCTGGCTACCCTCACCACCGCCACGGTGAACGCTGACGATATTACCGCGAGTGACATTCTTTAACAATGTGTCACCTTTGATAATAGCTTCGCCGCCTCCCGTTAATTCCGCGTAGGTTACGCACAATATCTTATTGAAATACTCCATCCCGTCAAACTCTTACAAACTCATAGCCATTATTTCAACTTCGTTCTGCAACGCCATGAAACTGGGCACGTCAAGATTATGCTCCACACGCGTCTCTTTGCCGTCAATCAGAACATGTGTGCTGCCGTCATTGCGGTCATACACCAATTTTACACGTTCTCCATAACGCTGCGTCATGGTCTTTTCCACCTCCTCGTGAGTGGTTTCCATTTCCTCGGGTTTCCAGCTTGGAACGCCACCGAACTGTGTCAGGGCCGTGTAACGTATCTTCCGTGCCAGGTCACTCTCGCGCTTGAAATTCAGCGCTAACCACACCATCATCTTAGAGCAGCTGAATATCTTGCAAAGCTGCGTCTTTGCTTTGTCACTTACATAAATCTTCTTTTCCATATCTGTTGTTCTTATTGTTGTCGATTTTTTTATACCTTTATGGCCTATTATAAAATCTAAGTGTTATGTATAAGTATAAATTTGATGCAACGATTACTATCATTCCCGATTATCCAAACTGTGACGAAGCAAAGCTGCAGCTCCGGAATATGGGTTCGGCAATTTTTGAGGACATTCTGAACAGCTTGGACTTGGAACATCGGTACGACTACACCTGTCGCTTACAGGGCGATGAGACGTGCGTAGAGTTGTTGATACACGTCTATAAGGAAGTCCCGAAACTTCAACATGTAGTTTACCTGACTCAAATTCTACAAGGACTCTGCAACCTGTACGACTACTCAGACGACATTGCATGTTATTTCCGTTTACATTGATGTTGAGACGTGCCGTTCCTTCCTTGCACACATAAATCTTCTTTTCCATATCTTTTCTTTATTAATATTATGTTTGTAGGCGGAGGGGAATCGAACCCCAGTTGCCGAGATGTTCTGGTCCGCTACCATTCGGACGTAGCCGCCTTTTGTTATCCTACAATCTATTCACCCTGAATGCTGTTCGATTGCCGTTCGATAGTTTTACAAACTAAGTGCTCAAGCGAAAGGCAAATGCAATAGACTTCGTCCTGAAGGCGCAGATCCTGGTTCCTCTCAATGCTGATCATCTCAAAGACCACATCTCTCAAAACATCGGCCAATACTCTTGTTTTCTCAATACTTACTCGGTCTAATAAACTCTTGTTCATGTCTTACTTACAATAAGGTTATTTAGAAATCCGTCACATCATAATATCTAACGTCATCGTAGGAAACCTGTGCTCCTAATGAGGTAACATTAAGCATAAGATAGTTGAATGCCTCATTATACGTTTCAAAACGCGACCAGTTCTCATGCAAATGCATGCATGCTCTTTTGATTTGTGCCTGACTTTGTGCTTTGATAATCGCACAAACGTCTGGTTCGTTCACATTTAACATGTAAGATGCGTAGAAGTAAGTTTTCATATTCCTATATTTTTTAATTAAACATTCTTGTTTCTCGCCCCTTTTTTGTATTTTTGGCGCGGTGTTTATGTATTAAACATGTTGCAAAGATAAGATAAAATTTTAACCTAACAAATAAAATGGAGGAAAATTTAACCATAAAAGGCAAAATTCTTACCTTTTTAGATTCTGCAGGGATTAAAAAAGTTGATTTCTTTAATACAACAGGCATTAAAGATAGCAATTTTAAGGGGAAAAATCTGCAAAGTCAACTTGGTGGAGATATGATAGTTAAAATTTTAACTACATATCCGAATTTGTCAGCAGATTGGCTCCTTACTGGCAATGGTCCTATGCTCAAAACGAAAGGTAGTAACCAATCATGCAGTGTAGTTGAAGACGCAATTCCCGACCATAAAGATAAGAAAAATAAGGCGATTTACCCCAAAAAACAAGAAGAAAATTCTATAACGGAGACAATTCTTTCTGAACCCTCCGTCTCATACACTCCCAGTAAAGGTGCACCATACTATGATGTGGACTTCCTTGGAGGCTTTGACCTTACATTTAATAATCAGACTATCAATCCTGAATACAACATCGATTTCAAGCCATTCAACAAGCCGGGGGTCACCTGGGTGAACATCACGGGCCATTCAATGGAACCTAAAATCAACCATGGAGATATCATTGCGCTCAAGGAATGCCGACTTGAGGATGTACAATACGGCGAGATCTATGCCGTTGTCCTCGATACTATTCGCACCGTCAAGATACTTCGCAAGTCCAATGACCCGAACAGAATGCGTTACGTGCCCATCAACGAGGAAAACTACGATGAGCAGGAATACGACAATTCCCGCATTCTCCGCATCTTCGAAGTACTCGGGAACATAAGCCGATTTATGTAAACATTAAATAATATGATTAATTCTAAAGACAAAGAGTTCGAACCATTTCTAAAAGAGTACACGGGAGCACTCATCAACGTCGTATTCTTCCTTGAAAGCTAAAGGGACGATAGACGTGTGAACATAATAGCATCATCTGAATACATTTATTATTCACCTTAATATTTTTGAATATGAAGCATTTTAATTATGATTTAATCAAGGATGAAGTCGGCACACAGTACGCCGACATGAAAGGAATTGTGTCTATTGACGGACACTTGTCAACAACTCTGTGGAAACTTTGCAAGGATCATGGAATAGATACAGATAAATGGTTTGTCGTTGGACTTGAATTCTCTGATGGCGAAACAATAGGTAAAAAACCTCTGTATGTTTCTGCATACGTAGTTGAGATGGAAACAGAAAACGAGACCTACGAGCAAATGGCACAAAGGTTGAAAGGTCTTGAAAAAGTTCAGATACACAAGAAGTCTTTCTCAATCTCTTATCAAGACCTTGGAAAGTATGTCAAGCGTCTGAAGTTTGCTGTAATGAGTGAGATATCAAACAACATCCAGAGCGCAGACTTTATCGAAGACTGACAGATATTATCATTACAGAAGTTCTTCAGCCTCTGCAATGACAGCTTCAATCAAACACATATTGTCATCAAGTGCATCCGCACACTTTTCGTGCGGATGTGCTTTCAGGCATTGCCTTGCATAATCGCGCATTGATTGCAACCTGTTCAGTGCAGCTTCCTTACCCATAAGGTGTTCCCAATGACCAATCAATCCTGCAACATTTTTATATCTCATATTTACCTCCTTATGCGCCGCGCGCACACTTTTTTATGATTTAACACCGCAAATATAGCTAAAAAGCCCGATAAACAGGGCGTTCTACGAAATTATTTTTATTCGTCACATGGTATTATACCCCCTGTTTTGTGGAATAAAGGGGGGGGTAAAACGGCAAAAAACGGCATCAATCCGCCTTTTTTTGTCCTTATTAGGGGGGTGAATGTGGTCAAAACTATATAAAAAGTGTCCACCCAAATGTCCACCCAATCAACACATTTCGTTTTGCATTGTCCTCCCAATCGTCCACCCAAGTGTCCACCCAATCCTGTTTTTTGCCCTAAAATCACCCGTTTAAAGACCCTATAAAATGGAAAAACGGCTTCCGACCGTTCAAATACGTGTCGAAAACCGTTCAAGTGTCGTTCAATCAGCGTTTTAGCTGTTCAAACGCATCCTTATTTTGTTGCCTTAGAGCGTATAAGTTCGCCTGCCCTGATACATGCCTTTTTATTCAGTACAACGCCTCCCTTGCTCAACCCTACGCGTTCTAATGAACACTGCTTTATTCCTATCTCTTCAGCCGTTAGAACGCTGTAAATCGCAGGAATAGAACCGAAATAATAGTTCTTTCGTCCCTGCATCAACTGTACGTGTATTACCTTCGTCAT